AAAGGTGAGAAGGGAGAGCCAAGTCCGTCCTATCTCCACACTCAATCTACTGCTTCTAATACTTGGCTAATTAACCATAATTTAAATGCCTATCCTCAAATTCAATTATTTAGTTTAGGTTGGGTTAAAATTTATGCCGATGAACAGCATCTATCTTTAAATACCACCCAAGTTTCTTTTTCTTATCCTACGGTAGGATACGCGATTCTTTCTTTATAGAGGTAAATTATGCCTAGATTTGAAAATAATCTTACTTTTGGCCCCAATTCAACGGCAAAAGTCTCTAATCCACAGAGTGCAGACGACGCTGTAAACCTTGGGTTTATGGAAGATTACTTTACTGGATTAAATGAGAAGACGGCGGTTTTAGCTTCATCCTCTGGTAATATCAATTTAGCTGCTCCGGGATCGACTATTGGGGGAGTAACAATGCCCCTTAATGGGCGTTTTTTAGCACATAATCAAACAAATAACACCCAAAACGGAATTTATATTTGGAACGGGGATTTTGTACCAGCAACGCGAAGTTCTGATGCAAATACTTCTACTGAGTTAAATAATGCCACTGTTTATGTTCCCGATTCTACGGGAACAACTATCGGTGCGACTTATCGACAAATTACTCGAAATCCAGTAATAGGAACCGATCCGATTATCTGGACTATTTACGGAAATTCTGTCCCTGACGCAACGACAACTACTCCGGGAAGAGTAGCTTTAGCAACCTCGACAAATATTAATAACAATACCGATACGAGTAAAGTTATCACCGTTGAAGCTTTGTTAGGTTCTACGGTGATTAAACGACAAGCTAAAGCGACAATTGGGAATGGAATCGATAGCACTTTTCCGATTAGTCACCCGTTTAATACTTTTGACGTTGGTGTGATAGCCAGACGGACTGCTGGTGATCGAGCTGATGTTTATCCAGACATTACTCGCCCGACTACTGGATCAATTACGGTTACTTTTTCTTATGTGCCGTCTGTAGGGGAATTTACTGTTTTACTGGAGGCTTATTAATGTGCCAGAAAATGCAGGTTTAATCACAAAAGCGCGTGATCTTGTCGATGCTAACTACGTTGCTACTAGGCAACAGTTTCTGGGAATTATTTACGAGGATGTGAATACAGGTTCTCCTAATGAAAACCTGTTAGTGTATCCTCGCAATTTTACCTTACAAGCTATTTCTGTTCAAAATAATCGAGTTGGTTCGTCAGGGTCGGGAGCAGTTTCTATTCTATTTGGTTCTGGTGCTAATTTTGTTGCGGTTCCAGGTTTGTCTTTTCGGACTGTTACTACTGCTAATACAGTGTATAATGTTACTGATAGTGGTCAATTAATAACCACTTCTCAGCAATTGCAGGTACAGTTTGTTTCTGTGACTAGCGGCCCGATAAATGTTGCGATTTATTTCTATTTTAGTGAGCAATTTGTATTATGAGTGAAAATAGTTTAAAAGCTTTTGATTTGTTCAAAGAAAATCCTAAATTATTTGCTCTCTACAGTGCTGGTATAGCTAATCAAGCAAGAGTGAGTATGCACCAAATATCAGTTGATTCAGAGTTTCAGCAGATATTTGCGACCGTCATCCGATACCTAATTCTTGTTGAGTTACAATTTAATGAAACTTTTCGATCTCAATTAACAAGATTAGCTATGCAAGAGGCGATTACTGGTGAAAATCCAAGAATATTACTTTCTTTTCTTCCTGATGGAAATTTAGCAGATGTCTCAGAAATTGATATAAAGTCGGCTATTGTAAATCAATTTACTGATAATGGACCCTTAAATCAGTTATTGGAAAGAAATGTTATTAAATTTACTTTTAATTTATGATAATCTTGAGGAAAAAAGCTGCATCAGTTTCACCTTCTTTAATTCCGGGTACAATCTTTCAATTTGTAGGATTGTCAATCAATGCTGGATCAGCTGCAAACGTGACAAATGGATCTGGACTAACTCCTGCTACCCCTGCGCTAACAGGAGTACACGCTAATTACACTACTTCCAATGGAGTTCAAAGTGCAAATACTCCAGTTTATCCCGTTAGTTTGCTATTTACTTTTCCTAATATTTATTGGGTAACTGGAATGAGCTTTTGGCAGGTTACAGGTACACCAAGTGGCAACGGAATCCGCTCTGTTTCTATTCAGTCTTCTTTAGATAATTCGTCGTGGATTTCAGCACCCAACGGATCATTAGAATTTCCCTTTGGAGGTAGCATACCTTCAAATCCAATTGTTATCTCTTGGGCTCCTGTTCAAGCAAGATTTATTCGATTTTTAGTCAACAGTGTTTGGGGCGGCACTAGAGTCAATCTTTCAGAGGTGCAATTTGCTGGATATTTATAGGTCATCCCATCCACTCAACCCAGAAGACATGACATAGCTAGTAACAGTAGCTTCAAAGAAGTTTGATTTGGTGTGACCTCCCCCTTGAGTATCAGAGAATTTTTCTAAATGAGAGTAGGGGGATCTTTTGTATTTATCTTCTGTAAAAATTGGATTTAAGCCAATCGCCTTTAATCGAATATTGGCTAGATATTTTGTGTATTGATCAGTGCTATCTTTGGTAATTCCTAGTATCTGATTACCGACAATATGATTAGTCCATTTAATTTCTTGTTCAACTGCACAATAAAATAAATCTTCTATTTCTTGTTTGCTATAAGAGAAGATATTCGTCGCCTCAACGATTAACTTTTGATATAATCTGACGTGGCTTAATTCGTCTCGATTAATCATCCTAAAAATATCGGCAGAACCAGACATTAATTGTCGAGAGGCAAGATTATAAAAGAATATAAATCCGTTGTAGAAATACAAACTTTCTAGTAAATAGTCGGCGAGAAGGGCGATAAAATAGCTTTTAGTTGTTTGTTTGTCGATGTATCCTTGGTAAAGATTAGCAATAAATTCACAACGATCCTTGAGAACTTTATCGGTACGCCAAAAGTCATAAACTTGACTTCTCCGATCCGAGGGAATGATAGTCTCAATTAAGTATTGATAGCTTTGATTGTGCATTGCCTCTTGAGAGATTTGTTCTGCCATACAAAGGCTAATCTCTGGGGCTGTGACGCAAGATTTTAGATGAGGAATGTTACAGGTCTGTACAGAATCAAGGAAAGTTAAATAAGACAAAATACCATCATAGGCGCGTCTTTCGTCAAAGGTTAAGTTATTATAGTCAGTTACATCTTGAGTGACATCTATTTTTTGTGGTATCCAAAAGTTTTCACGCATTTGTTGGTATAAACTTACCGCCCAACTATAACGAACGTCGTTTAATTGCATTAAGTTGGTAGTGTTACCAAACCAGATAGATCGAGTTTCGGTTGTGTCGTTTCCCGATGGATTGAAGATTAGAGAAACAGGCATTTTACTGTTAAGATTTGCTGATGTCATAGCCTTGATTAAGTAAATTATTTTGATACTGATTTAAAAGCTTCTAGATCGAGGTGTATGTCGTATTTTTCCCAGTGAATATAGCTACCGTCTTCTGGGATAGCAAACTTTAACCGGTCGGATATTTCGATTTTTTTAGTGCAGACAATGAACTAAACGGAATCCGAAATAAATTTAAATTGCAATCAAAGACGATTAAGCTATCTTTAAAAACGATAGCTGTACTAATCATCTCATTAGATGAACGCCATCTGTGAGCGATTATGATTCTCTTGATTATTGAAATCATGCTTTGTTTAAAGGTTCCCACTCTCTACATTGTACACAAGAAATAGAAGGATTTACACTACATTTTAAATTAAAGTTTCTGTGGGTTTCAGGATTATAATATTTACAAGAACTAATTCGATTGTATTCAGCTATTGAATAGTATTTGAATTGTTTAATTGTATAAATTAAATTAGTCTTAAACCTAAAAAACACTCTACACAAAACAACAGTAAAAATTAAAGCAATATAAAGTAAAGATATACTTAATATAATAGTTGCTAAAAAGTTAATAATTATTAATACAATATCCATAATGATTATTTATTTTTTCGAGTATTGATAAAATTTTCAAAGGCTTCAATGAATCCAAGAAAAAAACTAATTGTATAAAACATAATAAAAGCAACAATTAGTACAAGTATTGTGAATATTACAATAGCCACAATAGATAGAATGACATAAAAAATGATATTCATGATTAATTAGCGCAACTAGAGCAGCTATCTTTAAAGTTATCTTTTTGAACAGTCCGTACATAATACACTGCTTTACAGCCTGATTCCCACGCTAAGATTAAAGTCTCATAAATTTCTTTAGCTGTTAGTGCTCGGTTAGGTTCATCAGGAAAATAAACACCCTGATTAAGGTTAAACAGTAATTCCATAGAAATCCCTGTATCAATCCATTTTTGCATTTCAGCAATTGCCTGAACGACAACCTTTTGATCAAGATTTTGATTCTCTTGATAGTACCAAAAAGACTCTTTAATAAAAGGAGGACAATTAGGAATAGCACCTTTTGAGTTCTTTTCTGTAAATACTCGCTTAAAGACAGGTAAAACACTGGCAGTACAGCCTTGAATTAGTGAGGATGTAGTATTGGGAGCTATGGCAGTAATATGGGAATTACGGATACCAAATCCTTGCACATCTTTAATTAATTTATGCCAAATATGAGCATTATCAGAATTTTCTTTAAACCATTGTAATGGTTTAGCCCCTAGTAATTTACCTTGGCTCCATTCACTACCAGAAAAAGCTTGATAAGCACCGCGTTCTTTAGCTAATTCTATTGAAACGTGAGTACAAAAGTAGCTAATATTTTCAAATAAATTACTGATAGATTTAAAGTTCTTATAAGATAATTTCCGTTTAGCTAACCAATCAGCTAATCCCATAACCCCAACTCCAATAGTCCGATAACGATCATTGTGTTCTTTAGCCTCATCAATTGGGGGATGAGTTAAGTCAATGGTATTATCAAGCATTCTGACAGCAAGACGACACATCTCTAATAAATTAGTGCTAGTTTCAATATTAGCAAGATTAAGACTAACTAAATTACAGCAATGGGCTGTTCTACCCGGCGTGACATTTGAAAAGCTCTCACAGCATAAATTAACACCAGGGATGTACCCGTCATGTTTATTAGGATTATCTCGATTAATGGTATCTTTAAAGGCAAGATAGGGCATACCCGTCTCGATCTGAGAGCGCATAACATCCTTGAATAACTCTCTAGCGTTAACTTTTTTGTAGAGAGTGATTTTTGTCCCTAGACTATCTTCGATTAATTTGTAGGCGGTTTCAAATTTTTCACCCCATAGTTCTACTAATTCTATGCCTAGTTTTATCCGAACCTCATAAGGATCAACTAATGTCCACTCAGATTTATCTACTACCCGACGCATAAATTCATCGGGAATAACTAATTGAGGAAAAACATCATAGGCCTTTCTTCTTTGATCACCATTTTCTGTTTGCATTTCTAGAAATTCTGGCACGTCTAAATGCCAAATATCAACCCCGACGGTGACAGCCCCGGCGCGTCTCCCCCCTTGATTGACTGCAATAGCTGTATTGTTAAGTAATTTAATCCACGGTATAATCCCACCAGAAGCGTTAGCTTTCCCCATGACCGAGCTACCAGTGGCACGGATTCTACTCACATTTACCCCAACACCGCCGCCATTTTTAGAGATACGAGCAGTATTAGTAATCTCGCTAAAAATACTTTCTAGATTGTCTTCCATTGCCACAATAAAACAGCTACTCAATGAACCATTAGGAGTTCTTAGATTGCCTAGAATTGGAGTAGCAAGAGAGATTTTTCTCTGGGCGATTGCTTGATAAATCTCATAAGCAATTCTTAATCTATTTTCTGGTTTTTCCTCTACACTTGCAAGCAATAGAGCGCAAGTCAGAAAAGCCTCTTGAGGTAATTCACAATCAAGTAAGTACCTTTCTCCTAACATGATTGCACCAGCATAGTCAAAATCTTTGTCGTATTCTGGATATATCCACTTTCCCGCAATTTCTAGGTTTTTTTCGTCATAGATTTCAGTAATTTTTGAATCATAAACACCCCTCTCCACTTGCCACTGGACGTATTTGGCATACTCAGCCCCTTCAAGTCTTTTAAAAACTGTACGCGATAAATAACCACCAAATTCTCTCTTGATTCTAGTGTCTTTCCATAGTCCCCAGATATGCAGTCTTCCAGCTACATACTTCCAGTCAGTCTCTTCTACACAGAATAATTGTGTAGCAACATTGATTAAATTTTCTTGAATTTCTCTAGTGGTAATCCCATCTCGCAATCGAGACGTTAATCCTGATTCTAATGCAAGAGGATTGACTTCTAACCCTTCACACGCCCATTCCACTACTCGTCGAATTTTGGTGATGTCTAAAGGTCGGATTTCCCCATTTCTTTGAATTACGTCAATCATTTATTTACTCCTGATTTTTGATTTTTTTAAAGAGTATAAGACTTTCCTTCGCTTTCTATTGCATCTCCTACTCGAAATCTATGTAATGTTTTTCCCCATTTTCCGTCTGATCGAATTATCTAATTATCTATTAAATTTGAACAAAGGTTTGTTTCGGGATTACTGCCATTTCTTACACTTTCTTTCCACTTCTTAATGGTAGATAAACTAACCTCATAGAGACTAGCAAATTCTCGATCAGTAAAAGTTCTGCCAACAAAAACTATCCTAGGAATAGTATAGTTTCGATATTCTTGATCGTCATTATAGTTACCTAAAAGCATTTATTTACTCCTGATTTTTGATTTAATTTTTTTTGCTTTTACTACATTTTATTTTAACGAAAAACTTCTTTCCATTCAGTTCTTTCCCATTTACCATCTTTTTTAATTATCCAGCTATGAGGCAAAGTTGAACAGAGTTTTGTGTTTGGTTGACGACGAGCTTTTACGCTTTTTTTCCATCTGCGAATAGTAGTTAAGCTAACATCGTAAATTTCAGCAATCTCTTTGTCAGTGAAAGTCTCACCAGCGTCAATTAAAGCAGGGGTAATATGTGAGCGATTAAAAAATTTTGTCATCATTTTATCTGTCTCCTCTAGTTATACCTTAATAGTATTTATTGTTGTACTACCCTAATAATCCTATCATTTCTTCAAACCATCCTATTATTTCTTCAGTACTAGGAAGATTGTTTTCTTCTGGTTTTTCGTAAACCGATTCTATAGCTTTATCAATCCAAGCATTAATTTGATCGTGCCTAATTTCTCCATGATTGACTTCATTATCAATTCCATTTTCACTATTAATTCCTATATTTGAATAAAGTAATAAGAAATTGTATAAATCAATTTCGTTGACCGATTGTATTAATTCTTTAAGAACTTGTTTAGCGTCCATTGTTATTTCTCCTTTTTTTTACTAGCTTTTATCGAAACCACAATCTATGAACGATATTAGTTATATCATCAATCATAACTTTTACTATAACCCCTTTCCATGAAAAGTCTTCATTTGGGTTATATTCTGTTCTTTCCCACATTTTGTTATCATTAATCTTCCAAATTTTAGGTAAAGAATAACTGCAACAGAGGTTTGTACTTGGTTCCCATTCCTTTCTTATATATTTTCTCCACTTACGGGCAGTAGTTAAATTAATTTCGTAAAGTTCTGCGATTTCTCCATCAGTAAAGGTTTTACCGGATGTTTCAGTAGATTCAATCAAAGTAGGAATAATGTATGATTTAGCAAAAAACTTTTGATCGCCGCTTAAGCTATTGAGAGTTACTGAATTTTTTAACATTGTTATCTATCCTGAGTGTATTTAATTTGAAGTAATTACATTTTTGTTGGTTGCCAATTAATTGATATTTTTAGTCTATCATAAGTTCCAGCTTTTATGAAGCCACACTCTTCTAAATATTCTATTAAAGATTTAATTCGTGTTCTAGGAAAGCCTAAAATATCGGCTAATTCTGTAATATTAATCATTGTAAATTTGCCGTTATTTTTTTCTTTTATTGACCTTGCAGTAGATATAATGATCTGTCCTTTTATAGCCAAATAAGCCTTTAAGTTGCCATAATATTGTTGCCCTCTCGCTGTCTTTAAAGAGTTAATTATAGCAGTCTCATTGCCGTTAAAACACAGGATGCAAGGATTAACATAGCAAGGGCATTTATACAGATAAGTGCCGTCGGGAAAGGATTGTCCTTTTGGGATGATTTGTGTTGACATTTATTTATCCTGAGTGTAATTTGTTTTTAGTTGAGACGCCCGTTCAATTTCTCTAGCTAGGTAGCCGATATGAAAAGATTGAATACTGGGACAATCTGCAATTATTTGACGGATTAGCTTCAAAGGATTCTTACCTTCCCATTTTCCCACAAATTCACCGCTAGAGGTTAGCTGACTGATCATCGTAAATATGGGCTGATTGACTAATAGTGATCAGTGAACCCATTGCTAAATCGTAGTCAGACTGACTAGCGATTTTATCTCTAATATGACGCTGTAAAGCCCGCAATCCCATTGCATTCGCTGGCCAAGCGGAAAACATATCATTACTTCTAAAGGTAGCTGTCAATGACAATTCATTATCTACTACTCTCACCCAAATATGATTGAGGCAAGGTGAACCGCCGTGATTGTGGTCTGAATCGCCTACCGAGCGTCCTCCTCGGTCAATAGAATTTGGTACTATTTCTCCCCCGTCAGAATCGAAAAAAAACTGGTTTGATCGGGAAAACTGACTTCCTAATGCCAAGCTGTAACATCCACTGGTAAGACTTTGAGAGTTCCCAGTCCCACTATCCCAAAGAGACATAACAGCACTGGCAGAGTCAATTTCTTTGATTAATTTGTTAATAACTGCTTCGATTTGATCTTGACCAAACCAAGAGCGTAATCGTTGACCATAGGTATATTTAACCCCCTCTCTATAATCAGCATCATTAAGTATTTGTGGAATATAGTTCTTTAGATACTCTCTATCTAAAGGTAAATAATTAGGTTCGGGAAAATAAAAGTCTTCTGGTTCATCGGTAACTATCGCCATTAAATCGATTAATTCTTGCCATTTACCATCATAACCAGTAGGTCTGATAGTGCCAGTGGTTTTGATTCTTTGCAGTATCTTTATCCAAGTTTCAGCAATAGTTTTACCTTCAATCCGATGACCATAGCGCGGACCAGGTTTTACCTCTGATGTAGGCTCACTGTAGGGAAAGACCATCGGTTCTGCCCACGGCTTAATAAAATTGCCGTACATTGGCTCGCTTATTTCTTTGATTGTAGGTAAGATTGAATAGACTGCAAGACAATCCTTTAACGTGACAGAAGACCGTAATTGATTTAAAACCTCTAAAGGAACATCTATGTCGATATATCCTTTTACAAGAGAATCAATCATCCAGCACTCTTTCCCCACGTCATTTTTTCCTCTATGAACTCCATTCTCAAAGAAATCTTTTAGGCATTGAACACTGCCAGAAATCTTATCTTCAGGAGTTGAATCCATTACAACAAGATCGCGAACGTGGGGATTGGCTAACAAATTACGAACTAAAAAGTTAATCCCCCTTGATGCGCTATAAAGATTACCAATCACGGCATAATCGGAAGGATCGAGTTTTGAAGCTACCGACTTAGCGGGAGTCCACCCTGTGCAGATAGCTATATAGCCACTGCCTAAAATTAATTGATTAGGTTTGTAGATTGCGTTAAACATTGGCTTTTCCTTCTCCGTTAATATTGGGTTGCTTCCAAGTTTCTATTTCTTTCAAAAATAAATCAGATTTAGGGTTCCAATTTTCTATTTCTTTAAGAAGCGCGTCTAGTCTTGCATTGATTTCTTCAAGAGTCATAATTGATTTTACCTCTACTTTGTTCAAGAGATTTTATTTCTGCTAATGTTTTTTTGATTGATTCTTTTTCATTGATAAGCAATTCCCTTACTTCTTGAAAAAGAGTTGATATTTTTTTGTCAATTTCTACAATATCCATAGAGGTTCCCTTTTATTTTTACTTTTAATGCAACCCGATAACTGATACCTGACATTGTGGTATTATTCTGTTTTTGGAAAAGGATCATCCCCTAATCCCCACTGGTGTTTAAGAAAAGCTTTATACATACTTTCTCTGACTATCATTTGCTGGTAAAGTTCAACTAAAAAGCATTGGGCTTGTTCATGACTCATTTTTTCTACCTGAGTCTGAAAAGAACGAATGTTGAACTGTTGTTCTAAGGAAAGTTCGATAGGTTGAGACATTTTGTTACTCCAAAGCTAAAATTCAGATTCTTTTTTTTTGGGTTCAAATCTATTATCAAAGTCTTCCAGTGTAGCCAAAAGACAATGATAAAAGCCGTTAAACTCGTCAAAAGGTTCCCAGTCTTTTTCGTGTTGTTTAATTAGCTTTCTTGCTACTTCTGGGTCAATGGCAACGTAAATGCAATCTTTTAGCGTGAATTTATCTTCCATATCGACTTTATTTCGATAATATTCTTCTTTTTGAGCGTCTGACAATCGTTCCCAAATTTGACTTCTTAATTCTATTAAGTCTTTTTTGAGATTTTCTATTGTAATCTTAATTCTATCTTCCATTGTCTAACTCCTTCCCAAAATTATCAAAACTAGGTAATTTTTGCTTTGTCTTTACTAAAACTTCCCACAGGTCGTTAGTGTAGGCTAGTTCTCTAGCCAGTTTTCTTTGTCTTTCTCTGTAATCTTCTTCCCATGATTTCTTAAATTCATCCCACGCTTTCTCGTCCCATCGTTTTTCGTATATATCATATTCGTATTGACTGTAATCAAAGTCGTTCATTTTTTGCCACATTTCTTGTATTGTTTTTCTGAAATAATTTTGCCTAATTTTGTTTAATTTCCCCCATGCGTCATTAAAATTTGGAATAATTAATTCACTGGTTTTTATCCAATTTTTCCAGTTTGCTTGCGTGTACTTTTTTATTGGATTAACCTCGACAATTTCCTGTATAACATTTTTTAGCAGTTCAATGCTTTTAATGTCTGGACATTCTTGAATTTCAAAACCACAGTGGTTGCAAAAAACTGCATAACTTAATGTTTCTCCCATTTTTACTCCAAGAGATAACGGGGTTTTATGAAATTTAGGTTTGTCCATGGCGCACCTCCTTTAGACGATTATTTGTTTTTGATTGCCGTCTTTCTCGATTATTAACCGAGTATCTTTTTCTGTCTGAGTTTTAGCGTATAAAGCCATAAACTTTAATCCTTTACAAATGACTTCAGACTCTGTTAATCCTAGCTGTTTTGCTATTTCTTCAAGATATTCAGAGTCTTTTTTACACAAATTAAATTCCCATTTTCGGATTGCCATAATACTTACCCTTTTTGCGAAAAAAGCCAAGAAATCCATAGAATAATTATTGCAATATTTGATGCAATAAAAAATAAGTCCATTACTAATTTTTTGTTTTTCATGACGCACTTACTTGCTACAAATTTACCATAACTAAACTATACGCCTTCTTGCTTGAATTGTCAAGATAATTTTGATACACTAAAATTAGAAAAATTTATATTAATACAAATGTTCGACACTGCTATTGGAGTTGCGGGGAAATTTTTAGAAAATCCCGTGATTAAGGCTAATGCCTCTCTATCCTTTTCCGTGGCTACAGGCTCGACTATAACTACAGATAGCGTAGGCAATCCGATCATAAGCCCTACAGCGATGGAATCCGTAGTAATTGCCTGTTGGTTGCAACAGGCAAAACCTCCTGTAGCGGAAGTGCAAGAGGGTAGTTATCTCGATTGTGAATACTTTGAGGGAAGATTGGTAAAGCCTAGAGATTACCCGTTCCCAATCAGAACTACAGGGGAACTGCAAGTAACAATCAATGGCAGAATCGGTCTTGTTAGGCAGTTAAATGTATTTGAATCACCAACAAGTCAACAGTTAGGAATTGCCGCAAAATTAGGGCGTAAGATTAAACTTTATGCAAGATTTGAGCAAGGCAGTTAGTTTTCAGAACCTTTTAAATAACCAAGATACCCAGAAACAATTGCTACGATAACATTGCCGTAGGTATCAGTAGTCTCAGGAGTTAAGGCAGAATGAGTTAAACAAGCAAAAACAATTAAAACACAGACAATAGATGGGTCTAATTTAAGATGTCTCATTATTATCATCGTCTTCTATAAAAATTTTCTTTATAATCGGTTTATCACTAATCGTTAACTTCAATTCGTCTTTATGCCATTTTGTAAACATTGGATCGTATCCATAGATATATTTTAGACTGTCATCGACAATAACCCCCGCTTTTTTTAAACCATCATTGACGTATTTTGCGCTACCACAAATATTATCAGGGTCACGTCCAAAGTTCTTAATTCGCCATTCATAAAGTAGCCATACTTTATCAGGAAACCGTGGAATTTTTTGTTCTACAATAAGCTTTTGTAGATCAGTATCCCAGTCTTTTTTAGTAGTCGCACTTTTAAATTTGTTTGCACGAGCTAACCTGATCTGTTCATTGAGAGTCGGGGGGAGCGGACAGATGAAAGTCGCTTTCATAAGCTTATTGGGCGATACTTCTTAAATACCATTAACAAATCATCAGGAATAGTGCCAAGTTGACCAGTTCCATAGTTGATTTTTACCTCTTCAAAAGGTAACTCAACTGATGAAACACCTTTAAAAGAACCTGTATTACATACCCAATCTAAGATACGACCAAAAGCGGCTTTTATTTCCCTTGTTTGTCGGGTATCTTGAGAAAAATCAATGCCACTGGAATACTCCACATCAGCCTCAGAAAACTCAGGATATGGCTCACGATTATAGCCATGATAACCCCAATATCCCCACGATCTACTAATTGCAGTAGATAAATGAATCTGACCATCCACATCGATTATATAGTCGTCAGAACCCAGAGTTTGCCAACTATCAGGAGCGATAGCCCGATTAAATCCATCGGTAATATTACCTAATCTAGCTTTAATTATTGGAGCGGGATTGCTGACAAGTGGAGTATTTATGCTGACATAAGTTAACCTAAAATTTTGGAATTTTAGGTTAACTCTTAGCTTTTCCCGGTGACGGGTAATCTCTAGAGGTCGATCTGCTCCTCTATCGCCCTCGATAATTGATTGAACAAAGTAAATCGCACCAGTGACGGCATCTTCTGGTAAAGATACCGATGGTGCGAATAGTAGGAGGTCATCAACAGTAAAAATCATTAGGAAATTTTACTCAACAAAGGACATGAGTTGTCATGAACCGGACAAAATGGACGATGATCGAGGTCGGTTCTGAGCTTGCCCTTACATCGTTTACAGACTGGAAAACCTAGTGCTTTCAGATTGTTATAAGCGACCTCATTGGTTCCATTTGTCGGGGGAAGATTTTTAGTTCCACTTGTTGCGCTAGTTGGAGTTTCTTCGATGGTGGTTTCTTTGCTTGCCATAATTGTTAGAAAGATAGGGTTTATACAGCCACGTCTAAGGTGCGTAATTCAGCTACCCGTAACTGTTGAGAAGCTTCACCAGTACCTACGGGGTCAACGTCAAGAGTTTTGTAACCGCGCCAAGTTAACCAAGTCATGCGGGTTCTACGGTCAAATTGAGTAACTTCATCTTGACGAATTTCAAAGGGCATTGCTTCACCAATACCCGTAGCACCGGCTCCGATTAAATAACCAGTACGGGTAGTTTTAGCACCTAAAGAACCGCCTAATGTTTCGCTTTGAACACCGGGTTGACCAGCCGCTCCGACACCGACACTATTGCCAGTTTCAAAGACGTGGAATTTCTCCACCAATCCTAAGTATCCGTTTACCCGACCTGTATCTCTGGGGGGAATATAGGAGGGATTAAGAATATTTAACAAAGCATCTAGGTCAACTTTTGTATTTGCTTGCCAGTCGCGTTCATTCTCATACGACTCTTTGAGTTGCAAAATTTGAGTTGAATTAAGGAACAAGAAAAATGTTTCGTCATCATTCATTTGGAACTGATTATCGTGGGCATATCGATACAGTTCTCTCAGGAACTTCTTGGTAAAAGTTCCATTGTCTCCTGTTGCCGACAATCCAGTAGGAGAACTAACAAGAGTGCCGTTTTTATTGTAAAGATGAAGCGATGTAGAATCTAACATCGTCTTGATCATATTGTTATCCCATACGGCATAATCTCGGAAAAGGGTTTGTTGCATCCACTGCAGCATAGGCATCGCACTGAAAAATTCAGTAAATGCCGGAATAGCAACAGGTCGGATTGCAGTAGAAGCCCCTACCTTACCTCTTCCGTACTCAAAGATTTCTGCCGAAACAGAAGACGCACTACTGTTATCAGATTCAGGAGTCAGGTCGGCATATTCCCCTTTTCCTGATAGTAAATAATCATTTACCGACGGAGAACTCGTAAGGTAATTCAATCGGGGAATCCGGATAACGGTTCCACTGCGAGCCGTAAAATCTAAGACATAAGTAGGAAGCTGCCAAAAGGTTAATCCTGAGATGTGAGTAGTACGTACAATTGCTGACAAAGTGTCAAGAAAAAACGGTGGCAGATCGGACGCAGTCGTTGGGCTATTTTTCGAGCTTTCACCTAATACCGGAGCCGCACTATTACCTCGGAACCATCCTCGCTTACGCCCCCAATCTTCTAGAGAATTGATAATCGCTTGTCGATTATTTCTTACATGGCGGTCTAAAGAAGCTTTGTTGTACAAGTCCATCGTTTGGTTGCCACCCATGACCGATTGACGAATCATGCCAGAATTTTTCTGAATGTCTTCAATCAAATCAAAGGTTTCTTGAAGCGCACCCGTGACTCTATCGGCATCATGGGCGACGGTTTTATTGAAGTTAGGCAGTTGCATTTTTTCGGGTGTTTGGCTACCGTGAAGCTTTCCTAAGTCAGCAAAGTTATTGATCGTCTTTTCCGACTCAGTGACTTTGGTTTCTAGTTGAGCGATTTTCTTGTGGGACTCTTGAATAGCTTCCGTAGCGGAATTGAGAGAAGCTTCTAGAGTAGCTTTCGTAGCTTCAAACTGTTGCTTTTGGGATTCTAATGCCGATTGTTTTTCCGATTCCATCGCTTGTTTTACCGATTCAACGGTTGCTGTCACGGTGTTTTGTACAAGCTCTTGAAGCATTTTAGGGTCAAAAGCGGG